CTCCTCCCGGAGGTCTACGACCATAGGACTCCCCCAGATATTTCTATCTGGAATTCCCCTATGGACGCGAGTGATCTGGTAGAATCCGGAACCACCCGTTCCTAGTCGGTTGGGACCCGGCTAATCCTATACGCCCCACCGGGAGACCATTGGTTACCCAATTGTCTGACTACCTTGCAAAAGCTGTTAGGCTTTTGGTCCAGTATCCAATGGCGGGGCCTTAGGACCCTTTTGTTATGATGAAAACCAAAATTCAAAAACTCATCGTTAGATGGGTCGTTGAAACCTGGTTCCCAGCACATACACTAGGGCCGTGCCTTACCTTCGTGAGTCAGGTTGACTGCTGGATCCGCACACGTGGTGCCAAATGGACAGTACGCAGATTGAAAGATCTGCGTCTTATCCTTTGGCACTACCTGGGCGGGTCTAGCATCAATGTCCCGTTTCTTAAGATGGATGGCCCACTTCCCATGGTTTTACGACCATGGAAAGGCGGTCTTCTACTTAAGGACCCTTCCACCGTCCGCCTCGTTAATACTCTTTTGAATATTTCCAAGGTGATTCGATGGTGGGGTCCGGAAGATTATACAACTATTGTAACTCCACCAACCTTCTCTGAGCGTGAGGTAACTCACATTGGAGAAGAGTTAGTGGATATTGCAAAAGTTCTTAAACTTCCGAAACTGGACACTGACTGCCAGTCCTTTCACTTCACCGGGGCCTCTGGGCCTAACGGTCCCGCCTTACTCTCTGTAATGGTTGAGGCTGTCACCGCCCCTGACTCTCTAATTGATGAGATTAGAGTGTTAGGGGGTGAGTGGCTTGCCTCTTCCTTACTTCGAGTAAGAGAGATCATTAGCCCCATCAAAGACGAAGTGATGAGCGCCTACAAATTACGCTTCGGCGTGATGCGTAGGTTAGCCCATCGCCTCGACTTTGAAGGAAAAGTTCGCCCGATTGGTATTTTTGACTATTGGTCTCAGGCCAGTCTTAAGGGTCTCCACGATGGACTCTTTCGAGTCCTCCGCAGATTCCCTGCCGACATGACCTTCGACCAAGGCCAATTTGCCAATCAGGTGAGCTTCTCTGAGGGCCCATACTACAGTTTCGATCTTCACGCAGCCACTGACCGATTCCCTATTTCCTTACAGAAACAGGTTCTCGGCCACTTGGTTGGTCCAGAGCGAGCTGAAGCATGGGGTCGAATCATGGTCCAATATGAATTCCTTACTCCAAAAGGAGGCAAAGTAGCTTACGCTACTGGACAACCTTTGGGGGGGTATTCTTCTTGGGGCATGTCCACACTCTGCCACCATCTAATTGTCCAGTTATCC